AACCATGACCGACAACGTAATCCTGCCGGGTACTGGCGAATCGGTTGCAACTGACGATGTAAGTGGCAACCAATACCAACGCATGAAAATGTCGGACGGGCTTGACGGCTCGACCACGCATATGCGCGTTCGGACGAGCCACCCGTTGTTCGGTGACGGTGGCGCGGTCGTGCGTCAGTCTCCCGCCGATATCTGGTCTGTCGGTTTTGCAAATACCGGGTCAAGCCTGCTTGCGTCCGAGTTCACGCAGCGGCGGCTCGGCACCGGCATGGGCGTCACGCAGGGGTCAAGCAACCTGCTCGTCACGACTGGCACGACGGCAAACAGCGAGTTCCTTGCGCGTTCTACGACTTCGTTCCGTGGGTCGCTGACGGCGCGGCACAAGACGATTCTCTCGCAGCGCATCGTAAACAACAATTTCGTTGTGATGTTGGCCGACATGATTGGTGAAGGTTTGGCCTGCACGATCAACAGCGCCACGTCCATCACAGTTACCAAAGTAGCGCACGGCTTCACGGCCACAAATGTCGGGCAATCCATGTTTGTGGGCGCCATCAATGGCGCGGCGGGCGTGCCTACGCGTGCTGCTATCGCTTCGATCCCGAGCGTGGATACCATTACCTTCACAGTCGCGGGTTGGCCTGCTTCCGGTTCTTGCACGGTAGATTTGTTCGGCTGGAATTGGATACGCACCTATTATTCCGGCACGACGGCGACCAACGCCTCGGTGGACGCGCAGCGGCGCGGCTGGAACTCGGGCGATACGGTGGCAACCATCAACACGACGGCCTCGCCGGGTCACGTCATGCAGACCTACGCAGACGGGAGAAACATAAATTTTGCTGATACGGTAGTGGCCTCCGGCACGGTACCAAACGTCGTTGTGCGTGCTAGCAGAATTGAGAACATTCCCGACGACGACACAGAGTTGTATTTTTATTTGTGGTCGTTCAACGGCTCGACGGCTCCGGCCAGTACGACCACTTGGACGGTCGGCTTTGTGGCGGTTGAGGACAACTGCAACGTCCCGACCTATATCGCTGGCGTAAGGCCGTTGGGTAGTGCTGCTCCGCTACCTGTCGTGCAGACTTCCGCTGGCCCGACGCAGCCGGTTTCCGGCACGGTTACGGCAACTGTTGCCAACGCCACAATTGCGGCAGGCACGGCGGCGATTGGCGACGTCGGTCAGCAGTATCGCGCCAACGCCACGGGCGCGGCATCCGGCACGCACCTCGTCTCTGCCGCCACGACGAATGCGACGATTGTCAAAGGATCGCCCGGTCGCGTAATTGGCTGGTCGCTGGCGAATACGAACGCGGCGTGGCGATACGTCAAATTACACAATCAGACGACGACGCCCACGGCTGGCACTGGCGTTGTGCGAACGATTGCAATTCCGCCCAACAACGTCAACACATTCAACATCGAAGGCGGCATTGCATTCGCCACGGGTATCGGGCTGACCACGGTCACGGGCGCGGCTGATGCGGACAACACGGCGGTGGGTCTTAACGACATTGTGGGCGATATCTTCTTCGCGTAAACATGAAGGTGCTCATCGCCATAGACACGAACCTGCATGGCGAGCCGCTGAGTGCGGGTCAGCTCGCCATCGTTTCTGACGCTGACGGCGCGGCGCTGATTGCGCTTGGTGTAGCGGTTGCATTGACGGAGGACGAGCGCGGCGGCTTCGCTGTGCCGATGAAAACGGAGGCTGAATGAGCCTTCTGCTGCTATTCAACCAACCGGCAGCCGCAGCGTTCACCCTCTCGGCTGACGGCGGCGTTTACTCGTATAGCGGCAACAATGCCACGCTGACCTATACGACCGCCGGGGCGTTTGTCCTGTCGGCAGACGGCGGGACTTACGCCTACACGGGCAACAACGCCGACCTGCTTTTCAACCGCGTCTTGGCGGCTGATGGCGGCGTTTACTCGTACAGCGGCAACAATGCCAACCTCCGCGTAAACAGAATCCTTTTGGCTGACGGCGGGACATATTCCTATGTCGGCAACAACGCCGACCTGATATATTCGGGCGGCCCCCCTCCCCCGCCGGTAGGGGTTGACATATACTTTATAGAGTTGCGTTCGTTCACAGAACGCAGGAGAATCTGACTATGGCGATCAATCTCAAAGCAATCACTTCCTGCATCGGCTACCAGCAGATCACTTCGCTGTCCGGTGCGGTTTCGCTTACCGTCCCCACGCGGGACGCTAACGGGCTGTCGGCCAAGCCGACGCTTGCCATCATCACCCCCGAGGGGGCTGGCGTGCGTTGGCGCGATGACGGCACCGATCCGACCACGACGGTCGGTATGCCGCTGGCTTCTGGTGTGACCTTGCAGTATGACGGGGATCTCTCGCGGATTCGCTTCATCCAGCAGACCGCCAGCGCCACCCTCAACATCAGCTACTACGCATAGGGTGCATCATGCCTAGCATGGCCAACGATACCGCCGCTTTTGACCCGGTGGACTACTACACCAAGCAGCTTCCGCTGGACTTGGCTCGTCTGACCGAATTGCGCGACGAACTGCGCAAGCGCCAGGGCGCTATGACCGCCGTTGACGATGCACTGAAAGACCGTGAGGCGGCGGCGGCGGAGCTTGCTGAAGCCAAGGAGCAGGCGGCCAAACTGGTCGCTGACGCCAAGGCAGCGGAGGCCAAGAGCAAGGCCAAGGCCGCTGATTTGGAGGCGCGCGCGAAGGAGCTAGACCGCGCCGAGGCTGACGCCCGAGCGGTGCTTGCTTCACGTGAAACTGCCGCCGTCGGTCGGGAGCGCGATGTCGCTGCCCGAGAGTCTGCCGCTGCCGCCAAGGAGCAGGCGTTGGCTGACGCTGCGGACAAACTCGCTGTAGAGCGCACGGCTTTTAACGCCAAGGTCGCGTCCTTCCAGGACATGGCCGCCCGGATGAGGGGGTAAGCCATGAGCAACCCTATCCTGATCACCTCTTTGCCAGCGGCCACCACGCCGCTTACCGGGTCGGAAATCATCGCCGTAGTGCAGGGCGGCACGACCAAACAGGCGACGATCAACGATGTGTGGACGCCGGTTCGCCGTCGTTCGCACGGGGCTGTGTGGGCGACTTCATTGGGCGGTGCGGTGGTCGCGCCGCTTGCCGCCACGACTGAAATCGCAAACCGAAGCCAGATTATTTCGCTCAACATCATCGGGCAGGGCGGCACCGGATCGTGCGTGATTGACGTGTGGCGTCGGCAAAAGCCGGTGCTTCCGACCGTTGCGCAGTCTATTTGTGCGACGGTCAAGCCGACCATCACTAGCGGCACGTCGCTGTTCAACACCAACTTTACGGGTTGGACTTCGACCATCCTTGAGGCCGGGGACTTGGTGACGTTCTACCTCCAGTCCTCAAGCGTCTTTACGGCCATTAACTTTCAGTTGATTGTCGAAGAAATCCCGTGACGACGAAAGCGTGGTTTTTCCCGATCCAGCACACTACTGACGCTTTCTTTAGGGCGTGGGGTTCGGATTTGTCCGCATCGTTTGCCGAGGTAGGCTTGGTTAAAACTGCGGACACGGGGCAGATTGATTGGACTACGGTTCTTAGACCGACTACTACAGATACTGCGGCGGGGTACGAGATTTGGCGGTATACCGACTCAACCGTATTTCTAAAAATTGAGTACGGTACGCGAAACTCTTCCGGCACGCCCGGTTTGTGGCTTACAGTAGGGCAGGGCAGCAACGGTTCGGGTACGCTAACAGGTGCGGTATCCGCTCGCACCGTATGTGCTAGCGGCAGTACTAGCACGCTAAATAACCCCGGAACAAGCCGCCAGTCTTTTCTTGTCTACAAAGACGGTTTTTTTGGGTTTGTTGGGTATAGGTTTGGGCTTGGCACGGGTGGTGCTGGCCCTGTAGCTATGATGGCAGTTGCCAGAACTACTAACAGTTCCGGTGCGCCAGACTCACGCGGCGTCACCGTATACTGGAAAACAACTAGTCTTAACGGGCATCCGGTTGTACAGGCCGTCAATTTTCAGACAGGTGTTGCTAGCCCCGTAAACACTGGCGGCAGTTTTGTAGTAATTCCTATGGGCATTACTTCGTCTATCGTCGGCAGCGATACGCAATGTTTTATCCATTGGACTGCGCTTCCATTGGTGCTGCCCAATCCTTACGCGGCCACGACAATTACTTCCGAAGTTCCTGCGGGCAGCACGTTTACCACAACGCTAATAGGCACTACACCGCGCACATATCTTGTCCCCGATAGTGCCGTGGAAGGGAGCGCGCTTGGTAGTGCCTACTCATTTGCTATGCTCTGGGAGTAAGTGATGGCTATGCTCGCCGCGTTCAACCTCGCTACCGCTCCTGCCCAACCGCAGTCGGCGGCTAGCCCAATACTTGGCGGAGCTGACCCCTCGGCGTACACCTACTGGAGCATCGTCTTGCCGGTGTCGTATCTGTTCTTCCAGCCCGATCCCGGCATCGGCTTTGCGTACTGAGGATTTGATATGCCCGTCAAACAATGGGATTTCCCGATTAACCACGCCAACGACGCCGACTTTAGGGCGTGGGGTTCGGATTTGTCTGCGTCCCTTGCGCAAGTTGGCCTCGTACAGACCGCCGACACGGGACAAATCAACTGGACGACGGTTTTGCGCCCGGCAATTAACACATACGCCGGATATGAAATTTGGCGTTTTTCCGACTCGTCATTGTTTATGAAATGGGAGTACGGTACCGGCGGTAATGCCACCAACATAGCAATTCGCGTGCAGGTAGGTACAGGGAGCAACGGATCAGGCACGCTAACGGGGGCTACTTCATCAGCTACAATTATAGGTGGCATTGCTGCCGCAGGCATCCCAAACGGAAGTTCTCGTCGGTCTTTTCTTAGCCGCACTTCTAACAACGCGTTTTTTGGGTTTGTTGGGTATGCCGCTGTTGCTAACCCCGATGCAAACCCTACTAGCGTTGCGGGTTCACTAGCATTATTTTGTGTGTCTCGCACCGTAGACGCCAACACTAACCCTACAACGCTTGGGTATACGGTGTATGGGAAATCCACAAATGTGGCGAATCAACTTACGCAATGCCAAGGCGTTGACATACCGAACAATGTTTCAACTACCTTAACTACAGATAAAGCGTTTTGCTATGTGCCGTTCACGATAACATCTTCGCTTATCGGAGGGCTGCCGCAGTTTTTTACGCATTGGGTGCCGTTGTCTACATCCGTCCCTAGAGTTGTCCCGCAGTTTGGGATTTGCACGGTGGTTGTTTCTGAAATTGCGTCGGGCGTCACTTTTTCGGCTAACCCGATTGGCGCGGCGCTAAGAACTTTTATAGCCCTCCCCGCGTGCAACGCTAGTGGCGCGGTTAATGACCCATCAACCGGGTCTACCACGCCGATATACCGCCTTGCGATGATTTGGGAGTAACCCATGCAAACGTTCATACGCGCATTTGATACCGACCTTTGCCCCTCCGTCGCTATTCTGGTGGGGGCCACTTTCGTAGCTATCGGCGTCGGGCAGTATTTTAGGACGCCCGAAGCTGGCGTTGGATCTGCATACTAGTTGCACCTGTGCCGCAAGTGGCATAGTATTGCCCCCGTACTGGCCCGGTTGACCAGGGATTCGTAAGGATCACACCATGTCTGAAACCGAAATTGTAGCGGAAACACCCGCGCTGGAACCGGAAGTCACGGCGACCCCGGAACTTGAAGCTGCCCCCGAGGCGGCAAAGCCGGAAGAAACACCTGCCCCCAAGACCTTTACCCAAGAGGAACTGGACGCGGCGGTAGGTAAGAGGCTTGCGCGTGAACGGCGCAAGTGGGAACGCGAACAGGCGGTGAAGGCACCCGAGGCTCCCCGAGCCGACGCGCCATTGCCGCCCAAGGATGAGGATCCCGAGGCGTATGCGGAGGCTCTGGCCGAACGCAAAGCCGCCGAGATGCTCACCCAACGCGAGGCTGACCGCGAGCGCCTTGACCGGCTTTCGGCGTATCAGGAGCGTGAGGAATCGGCGAGGGACAAGTACGACGACTTCGAGCAAGTCGCCTACAACCCCTCGCTGCGAATCACGACCATGATGGCCGAGACGATTCAAGCGTCCGATGTCGGCCCCGATGTGGCCTACTACCTTGGGTCTAACCCCAAGGAAGCAGACCGTATCTCCCGCTTGGCACCATTTCTGCAAGCCAAAGAGATTGGGCGAATTGAGGCGAAGTTGGCTGACAACCCCGCCCCGGTTCGCAAGACGACTAGTGCGCCACCCCCCATCAAGCCGGTAACGGCTCGGGCGGCAGGTGCTCCGGCAAGAGACACGACCGACCCTCGCTCCATCAAGGACATGAGTACGTCGGAGTGGATTGAAGCCGAGCGCCTGCGGCAGCAGAAGATGTGGGACGCGCGGAACCGCTAACCCTTACTTTCGGAGACATCCGTGGCTAATTCACTTCTTACAATCGACATGATCACCCGCAAGGCTCTTGAGATCCTTGAGAACAACCTGGTGATCACCCGCAACGTCAACCGCCAGTACGACGACTCGTTCGCCGTCGAAGGCGCTAAGATCGGCTCGACCCTGCGCATCCGTCTCCCGGATCGTGCGCTGGTGACGGACGGTGCCGCCCTGCAGGTGCAGTCCGACAACGAGCAGTTCACCTCGCTCACCGTGTCCAGCCAGAAGCATGTCGGCGTGAACTTCACGTCCGCCGAACTCGCGCTGTCGTTGGACGACTTCGCGGAGCGCGTCCTCAAGCCGCGTATCTCGCAGCTTGCTGCAAGCGTGGACGCTGATGTGGCCAACGCCTACAACGGCATCTACCAGTCGGTCGGCACCCCCGGCACCACGCCTGCGACCTCGCTGGTTCTTCTCCAGGCCAACCAGAAGCTCAACGAGGCTGCCGCGCCGATGTCGCCGCGCTACCTCACGGTCAACCCGGCTGCCAACGCCGGACTGGTCGAGGGCATGAAGGGCTTGTTCAACCCCGTCAGCACCGTGAGCAAGCAGTTCAAGGGTGGCATGATGGGCGAGGGCATCCTCGGCTTTGACGAGATTGGCATGTCGCAGTCCATCAAGCAGTTCACCACCGGCTCCCGTTCGGGTAGCATCACGGTGAACGGCACGGTGACGGCGCAGGGCGCGACTACCATTTCGTTCAACGGTACGACCGCTCAGACGCTTGCGGTGGGTGATGTGTTCACCATCGCGGGCGTGTTTGCGGTCAACCCGCAGACCCGCGAATCGACTGGTTCGCTCCAGCAGTTCGTCGTGACCGAAGCCAATACGGCTGCGGCGAGTGCGTTCACGAACGTGCGGATCAGCCCGGCGATCTACACCTCGTCGCACCCGCTTGCCACCGTGGACTCGTTCCCGCAGAACAGCGCCGTCGTGACCTTCGTTGGTGCCGCCAGCACCAGCTACCCGCAGAACCTCGCGTACCACAAGGACGCGATTTCGTTTGCCACCGCCGACCTCCTGCTCCCGCAGGGCGTTGACATGGCCTCGCGGCAGGTTCACAACGGCATTAGCCTGCGTATCGTGCGCCAGTACGACATCAACAACGACCGGATGCCTTGCCGCATCGACGTGCTGTACGGTTACGGAGTCATCCGTCCGCAGCTCGCCGCTCGCGTCTGGGGCTAATTCACCGCCCTTTCCAGGAGATTTTCAATCATGCCTATCGCAAACGGAACTGGTGGCTACCAGATCGGTAACGGCAACTTCGACGAAGTGCAGTTTTCGCCGCAGGCGGCTCCCGTCGCCTACACCGGCACGACTGTCACCCTTGTGTCGAGCGATCTCGTCAACGGCCTCATCACGTCTACCAACGCTTCGGCGGTCGGCTTCACGCTGCCCACTGCTGCGCTGATGGATGCGGCGGAGCCGAACATGGGCGCTAACTCGGCGTTTGAGTTCGTCATCGTCAACCTGGGTTCGGCCTCGGGTGCGGTGACGCTCAACGGCGGCACGGGCTTCTCGGTTGTGGGTTCGGCCACGGTTGCCATCAGCACTTCGGGGCGCTACCGCGCTCGCAAGGTGTCGGATGGTTCGTGGATCGCCTACCGCGTGTAACGGCTTGCGGCCCCTGCGTCTGACCGACGCGGGGGCCGCACCTTTCTAGGAGAACTTCGATGCCCAATTCCAAGCCTGTTGGCGTTGCATACGCTGACCCGGCACTTGAGTCTGGCACCACTATCGCCCCCGCTGCGCTGACCGAGAACGGTCTGTATGCGGGTGCGGTGGTGCAGACGCACAGCATCACCGTAGCCACGACCGGCAACACCGACAATGCCATCATCGCGCCCTTCAACGGCGTGATTACGGCGGCGCTGTTTTCGGGCGCGGATGCGTTGGCGGCCAACAACACCAACTACATCACGTTCAGCATCACGAACTTGGGCCAAGCTGGCGCGGGTTCGACGGCGGTGCTTGCGGCTACGGCTGCGAACACCACGCAGGTTACGGGCGGTTCGGCGCTGGTCGCCAACGGTCGCCGCGACTTGGTGCTGAACGGCACGGCGGCGAACCTTGTCGTCGCGCGCGGTGATCGGCTGCGTGTTCGCGCTGCTGCTACCGGCACGCTCGCCAACACGGTGACTGTCCCGGTCTACGCGCTCGTCATCGCTCCGGTCTGATGCACTTCTACCTGCGCCACTCTAGGCACGGCAACAAGGTGGCCATCTCCGAATTGGAGATGGCCGCCGACTTGCGCCAAGGGTGGCAGCAGTACAATCCCGACGACCCGCTGCCGGAAACGGAAGGCGAGGTTGCCAACAATCTTGAGGGTAAGCGCAGGCGCCGATCCCCGGAGGTTTGATTTATGGCTGTCAACGCGCAGGACATCATCTACAAGTCCATGCGGCTTTTGGGGGTGTTGGCTTCGGGCGAGGCGCCCACGGCTGCGGAGGCACAGGACTCCCTGTACAGCCTCAACTCCGTCATCGACTCGTATTCCGCCAACCCGCAATACTACTTCGCCACGCTGGCGGAGCAGTTCACCACGGTCAACGGGCAAAGTACCTATACCATCGGCAACGAGCCAGGTGTGGTGCCTGCGGCTGATTTCGTCACTAACCGCCCCATCCGTATCGTCGGCGCGTTCGTCCGCATCAGCAACGTGGACACGCCGCTTGGCCTTATCACTGAGCAATTCTGGACGAACATCGCCACCAAGGCGACTACGGGTACGCCGACCAAGTTGCTCTATCGGCCAGACACGCCGTATGGCCGCGTCATCCTCTACCCGACGCCGAACGCTGCGGTGTCCATCTTCCTCAAGGCCGAGAAGATGATTGGTCAGTATGCCACGCTTACCACAACGCAGTACCTCCCGCCGGGCTACCAGCGGTTGCTTGAGCTGTCGCTTGCGGTTGAAGTAGCGCCGGAGTTTGGTGCCCGCATTTCGCAGGAAGTGGTGGCTAACCTCAAGATTGACCTAGACGCGCTCATCCGCAACAACATCCAAAAGTTGCCGAACTCCAAGGTCGGCAACGTGCCCAACTCCAACATCTACACCGACACGGGGGCTGTCCCGCAAGCGGCAATGGGGGGCTAAATGGCCACCGTCAGGGAATTGCTGAACGGGGCGCACCGGCTGTTGGGGCTGACCGCTTCGGGTAACGTATTGCCCGAAGCGGTCTACCAAGACAACATTCTGGCGCTCAACCAGATGCTTGATAGTTGGAGTGCGGAGAGCCTTGCAGTGTTCTGCACGCAAGACCAAGTGTTTACTTGGGAAGCGGGCAACCGCGTCCGCACGCTTGGCCCGTCTGGCGACTTCCTGTACCCGTTGAGTACGGAGGGCGGCGATCCGCTAGCGACGGAAAACGACGATGTGCTTGTGCCGAACGGGTACGCCACGCAGCGCCCGATTCTGCTTCAAGACTCGACGTTCTTCCGCGACCCGACTACGAACGTGTCGTTCGGCATCAAGTTCTTGAACCAGTTGCAGTACAACAACATCGCGGTCAAGACGGTCACTAGCACCTTCCCGCAGGTCATGTGGGTCAACATGACCTACCCCGACATCACCTTGGCGGTGTACCCGGTGCCGTCGCGCACGCTAGAGTTTCACTTTGTATCGGTAGCGCCGTTGACTGCGGCGGCGGGGCTTGAGACAGACTTGTTGTTCCCGCCAGGATATTTGCGCGCGTTCCGGTACAACTTGGCGCTTGAGTTGGCGCCGGAGTTCAACGTCGATCCGGCGGCAGATGTGCGCCGGATTGCGATGGTGAGCAAGCGCACGCTCAAGCGTATCAACAACCCGCGTGACATCATGGCGATGCCGTACAGCCTCATGGCGCGGCGCAACCGCTTCAACATCTTCGCTGGCAACTACTGATGAAAACCCCGTTTCTCGGAAGCAGCTACGTCCTGCGTAGCCCCAATGCTGCCGACAACCGGATGGTCAATCTGTACCCCGAGGCTATCCCCGAGGGCGGCAAGGAACCGGCGTACTTGCAACGCTGCCCTGGGCTGCGTCTGGTCGCTACGGTCGGCAGCGGCCCCATCCGGGGGCTGTGGGCGCACGGCACGGATGTGTATGTGGCCACCGGCACGGAGTTCTACAAAGTCGCCGCTAACCTGACGCAGACCAAGTTGGGCGACATCACGGGCTTTGGCCCGGTGTCAATGGCCGACAACGGCACGCAGTTGTTCATCGCGTGCAACCCGGACGGGTTCATCTACAACTTCAACACGGCGGCGTTCGCCAAGATTACCGACCCGGACTTTCCCGGCGCGGTCAACGTTGGCTACCTTGACGGCTACTTCGTGTTCAACGAGCCAAACAGCCAGAAGGTGTGGGTGACGGATTTGCTTGACGGGCTTTCCGTAGACCCGTTGGACTTTGCAAGCGCCGAGGGTTCGCCGGACGGCTTGGTGTCGCTCATAGTTGATCACCGCGAGGTGTGGCTGTTCGGCACTAACTCGGTTGAGGTCTGGTACAACTCAGGCGACCCCGACTTCCCGTTGACGCGCATCCAAGGCGCGTACAACGAGATTGGCTGCATCGCGCCGTACTCGGTCGCCAAGCTTGACAACAGCGTGTTTTGGCTTGGCGCCGACGCGCGCGGTCAGGGCATCGTCTACCGGGCGCAGGGCTATCAGGGCGTGCGGGTGTCAACCCACGCCGTTGAGTTCGCCATCCAAGGCTACGCCGACATGTCGGACGCGCTGGCGTACACCTATCAGCAGGACGGCCACGCCTTCTACGTGCTTATCTTCCCGAGCGCCGAGACAACGTGGGTGTTTGACGCCGCGACCAACGCTTGGCACGAACGCGCCGCGCTTGTAGACGGCCAATTTCGTCGGCACCGATCTAACTGCCAAGCGCGGTTCAATGCCGCCCCGTTGGTCGGAGACTTTGAAAACGGCAACCTGTACGCTCTTGACCTTGCGCGCTTCAACGACAACGGCGCCGAGCAGAAGTGGCTGCGGTCGTGGCGCGCGCTTGCGCCTGGCCAGAACGACATGAAGCGCACGTTGCACCGCCGCTTGCAGTTGGATTGCCAGACGGGCGTTGGCTTGTCGGGTTCTGGCGTTGCGCAAGACCCGCAGATGATGCTGCGGTGGTCGGACGATGGCGGCCACACTTGGAGCTACGAATACTGGCGGTCGATGGGGCGCATCGGGCGCACCGAAACCCGCGTGCTGTGGAACCGCTTGGGCGCTACGCTCAAGTCCCGCGACCGGGTGTACGAGGTGTCGGGTGCCGATCCGGTCATCATCGCGCTGATGGGCGCGGAGTTGACGGTGGAGCAGACCGATGCCTAACGTCACCAACATCCCCGCCCCGCGCGTGCCGCTGATTGACGAGCGCACCGGCCTCATTTCGCGTGAGTGGTTCCGCTACCTCAACAACCAGTTCCAGTTGACGGGCGGCGGCGCCACGGACATCACCTTGGCTGATCTTGCGCTCACCCCGCCTACGGGCGCTGCGGCGGAAGTCGCCACGCTTCAAACCGCTATCCAAGATCTTGCGGTCGGCACGCCACGGTTTGAGCCGAACCCCATCAACTACGGGCAGTTCTACGACACGACTACGCAGACGGCGGCGGCCATCAACACGGCCTACGGCATGAAGTTCAACACGTCGTCCAACCGCTATGGCGTGTATGTCGATCCGGGCGATTCTACCCGCATCAAGGTCACACGCCCGGCGGTCTACAACATGCAGTTCTCGTTGCAGTTGGACAAGACCGCAGGCGGCACCGGCATCTTTTGGGTGTGGGGGCGCATTAACGGCACCAACATCGCGGACTCTGCCTCCGAAGTTCGTATCCAAGGCAACAACGCCGAGGTATTCGTGGCCGCCAATCTGTTCGTGTCCATGTCGGACGGCGACTACTTTCAGTTGATGTGGGCGGTCGATGACACGTCCGTACAGGTACAATCTAAGGCGGCGGCGGGGGTTGTCCCTGGGATTCCCTCTGCCATTCTCACCATGACGCAGGTGTATATATGACCGTTCATCTCTCCCCGCTGGCGGGTGCTGGCGCGCAGTTCTTTGACAACAGCGGCAACCCGTTGGCGGGCGGCAAAATCCTGACTTACACCGCAGGCACTACCACCCCGCTTGCCACCTACACTTCGGCCACGGGCGCAACCCCGCACGCCAACCCCATCATCCTTGACTCGGCGGGGCGCGTTCCGCAGTCCATTTGGCTCGACACCGGATCGGCGTACAAGTTTGTGTTGACCACCGCCACCAACGTGACTATTGGCACCTACGACGATTTGACGGGTATCAACGACCTGTCCATCGCAGGCGTGCCGTGGTCGGAAATCACCGGCACCCCGACAACGCTCGCGGGTTACGGCATCACCAACGGCATCACGGCGGCGACGGCAGCGGCAACCTACGCCCCCATCGCTAGCCCGACTTTCACCGGCACCGCGCAGATTCCCGACAACGCCCCGTCTAGCACCAACTATCCGGTCGGCTATCGGGACGCGCCGCAGAATTCCAAGACGACTAACTACACGCTTATCCTTTCGGACGCGAGCAAGTCGGTGCTGATGAACGGCACTAGCCTGACGCTTTCAATCCCCGCCAACGGCACGGTGGCGTTCCCGATTGGCACGGTCATCTTGGTTGTCAACACCAACACCACTACGCTTTCGGTCGCCATTACCACCGACACGCTCACCTTGGCCAACAGCACCACGACGGGCACCCGATCCGTGGCGCGTAACGGCATGGCGGTGCTGCACAAGATCGGCACTACCTCTTGGCTGATTGGCGGGCCGGGCGTTAGCTAATGGCTCACATCGCTCTAGTCCTGCTCACGGGCAGCAACGGCTTGGCCTCGCAGTGCATGGCGCCGGGTACGACCGGCACCATAACCGCCCCTACGGGCGCTACGGGCTGCACAGTGGAGTTGTGGGGCGGGGGTGGCGGGGGTAGCTCCAACCCCGGCCTAGCAGGCTATGGCGGTGGTGGTGCGGCGTTCGTAAAGCGGTCATTCTCGGTTACGGGCGGCACCACACAGATTGGCTACACGGTGGGCGAGTTCGGGCAGGGCGGCGGCCCGTACAGCAACGGGGTAGACGGCGCCAACTCCGTCATCAACGTCCCGCCTACATCCCCCACCATCACTTTGACGGCGGGTGGCGGTAAGGGCGGGCAGACGACCGCGCCGGGTGCAGCGGGTACGACTAGCATGACCGGCGGCATCCCGTGGGATCTCGGCGTGGCGCCTACAGCGGGCGGTGTCAGCCTCGGCGGTAACGCCGGAAACGTGGCAGGCGGCGGCGGCACGAACGGTGCGCCGGGCAACACGCCTGGCGGCGGTGGCAACGATAGCGGAACTACCGGCGGCTTCGGCTTCCGAGGTGGCGACGGTAGCGTGTGCTTCTACTGGACATACCCCTCCAACGTGGTGGTGTCCAATCAGTCGGCACTGAACAACTCTTTGGCCGGTATCGGCGGTACGGCTACCGCAACATATCGTCTTGCCAGTTCGGGTGTGGCTTCGCGGACAAACTCTGCGGGCGTTTTGACCGCTATCGCGGGGGAGTGGCTGACAAGCGGCACTGCCGCCAACTACGAGGTGTATGCGGAATGGGGGTCGGGCGGGGGCACTACGGGTGGCGCGGCGGCGGGCACTTGGCTCGGCCTGGGCACCACCCGCGATTTCACGCTGACGGCGACCAACATCAGCGTGCAGCGGGAGCTGTACATACGGATTCGTCTTGCAGCCACACAAGCGGTCGTTAATTTCTGTACCATAACGGTATCGGTTGACTCGGCGCCTTGAGGTACCTATGAGCATCGCAGTCCAAGTGCTGATTTCGTCCCGCACGGCGCTTAATACGCAGACCACGCAGTATGTGGCTGCGGGGGTGTCGGCCATCATCGACAAGTTCACGGCGACCAACTACAGCGCGGCGGCGGCTACGCTGTCGGTCAACTTGGTGTCGGTTTCCGATACCGCAGGCAACCAGAACTTGATTGTCAAGACCAAGACCTTGCTGCCGAACGAAACCTACACCTTCCCCGAACTGGTCGGCCACATTTTGGCACCTGGCGGGTTTATTTCGACCATCGCCGGTACGGCGTCGGCCATCAACATCCGCTGCTCGGGCAGAGAAGTGTCGTGACGGAATTGGTAGACGACCGGGCGCAAGCGTTGCAGGTCGGCTATCGCGCGACCGACTGGAACGACCGCCCCTCATTTGACAGTTACGCCGCCGCAATGGAAGATTGGGACATCAAGGCGCTTGTCCGCAACGGTGAGTGCATTGGTGCGGTGTACTTCAACGGCGACGAGCTGCATGTATCCGTGCTGCCGTCTTGGCGGCGGCGGTGGGCGACGAAGGGCTTGCTAGCCAAGCTGTTTGACCGTGAACGGGTTGTCACCCGCGTAGCGGACGGACACGACTATATGCACGGCATTTTGCGCCGCTTGGGGTTTAAAGCCCATGACGGCTTGTATGTAAGAGGTCACGCAAATGGGCATTGAAACGGCAATCATCGGCTCCGCGCTTATCGGTGGAGGCATGTCCTCCCGCGCATCGCGCAGAGCATCCCGCGCGCAGCAGCAATCGGCTGATCAGTCCGCGCAGTTGCAGCGGGAGATGTTCAACCGCCAGACGGAGCTGCAAGAGCCGTTCCGGCAGGCGGGCATTACCAGTCAGAACGAATTGATGCGGATGCTTGGCATTGGCGGCGACCCCGCATCGTCGGGATACGGCAGCCTTGGCCGCAATTACACGATGGCCGACCTTGAAATGGATCCCGGCTACGGATTCCGGCTGTCCGAAGGCATGAAGGCGCTCGACCGCACCGCAGCGGCACGCGGCGGCATGATGTCGGGGGCTGCGCTCAAAGCAGCCGGACGCTTCGGCCAGGATATGGCTTCGCAGGAGTACATGAACGCCTTCAATCGCGCACAGGCGCTCAAGAGCGAGCGCATCGGCGCGCTTGGCGGCCTCTACGGCGCCGGGCAGATGGCCACCAATCAGGTGTCCAACGCCGCAGGGCAGTACGGCGTCAACGCCGGTAACATGATGATGGAGTCGGGTCGCGCACGCGCGTCGGGCTACATCGGTTCGGCCAACGCCATCTCCAACGCCCTCGGCCAAGCGGCTATGGGGTACGGGATGTTCGGTGGGGGCGGCGCTCGCACACCAGCGGCAGGCGGGTCTAACATGATGGCGGTCAACTACCAAGGGCCGCGCTACTTGGGCTACGGTTGAGGATTCGGTATGCCTATCATCGGTGACACGCAGATTCAGCCGGTCAACTTCCTTGAGCAGTACATGCGAGGGCAGGAGTTCGCGCGCGGACGGCGTATGAACGAGCAGGCCGATCAGTTCAACGCTCTGAAATTGCAGGCCGCCGAGCGGGAGCAGTCGAACGCGATGGCGTTGCAGCAGGCGCTTGCGCGCAATGCGCCAGAGGATGAGTTGATGCGCACGCCTGGGGGCGCCGACTATGTGGCGGCCATGCACAAGGCGCGCGGCGAGCGTGTCGGTGCAGATACCAAAGACCTTGAGGCGCGCGTTAAGCGAACGGAGTTTTTTGCTCAACTTGCAGGATCGCTTTTGCGGTCGCCCGGCGAATTGAACAAGGCGGCGCTTGCACCGTGGGTGTCAAGCATGAGCGGTATAGGACTGCTTAACCCGGAAGAAGTCGCGTTTTTTAATAATCTGCCTGACGACTCTAAAGTTATTTCGGGCGTTTTGGGTCAGATGCAAACGGCGGGGTTGACGCCGGAACAGCAGATGCGGAAATATCGCGTCAGCCAGTCTTTGGGCGGATACGAGCGCCTCCTTGAAATGGACGACCTTGGCGGCGGGCCAGCAACTGTTGTGCCGGGATCGGTTGCCGCCACCACGCCGTCGCCCAACGCGCCGCGCACTACGGTCAACACGTTCTTGCCTACCGCTGAAAACGAGTACGCCAAAACGGTCGGTAAGGGGCAGGGTGAAGCCGACTTGACCGCTTTTGCGGCGGCTGAAAAAGCGGCGGCAGATTTGGAGCGGGACAACGCGGCGTTGGATCTGTTGGAGCAAGGGCAACCGGCTACCGGCATTACCGCGCCAATCGCGTTGGAGTTCAACCGCATCATCGCAAGCGTCAAGGGCGACAAAACGGCAGCTGCCAAAGTCCGCGACACGGAATTGCTCAACGCGCTTCTTGGTCAAGACGTGTTTGCCAATATCCAGGCTTTGGGCATCGGTGCGCGAGGCTTGGATACGCCTGCCGAGCGCGAATACCTGCGCGAAGTCGTGTCGGGTACTATCGCACTTAATCAACAGACGCTTACTGAAATGACGCGAATCCGCGCGCTCATGAAAGAGCGCGCAATCAAAAAGTTCAACCAGCGCGTCAGCAGCGGTGAGCTTGACAAGTTTTTCAAAGCCACTGGGCGGCCTAAAGCGGAGGTTAGCGCCCCTGTTCGCACCGCGCCGTCTAGCGCCGCACCTTCGGGCGGCAAACCCGCTAATGTCCCGGCAGACGTGTGGGCCGCGCTTACGGCAGAGGAAAAGAAGCTGTGGCAGAAGAAGCCTTAACGCTAGAGCAACAGCAGGCGCTTGCGCTTGCTCGCGCGCGGCTTCGCACGGCGGCGGCAAAGCCCAAGCCTGCATCGGACGCGGGAGTTGTAGGGCAATACGCAGGCGTATTGAACCGCGCCGTCGCGCCGTATGCTCTCGCCGCTGGCGGCGGTGCGGCGGTCGGCGGGCCTTTCGGGGCGGTAGCGGCTCCGCTTGCGCTTGGCGTAACGGATCTTACGGCTACGCTATACAACCTTGGTGCTAACGCGCTTGGGTCGGAAAGCCGGTTGCCTGTTATGTCCGACACCATCCGGCAAGGGTTGACTAGCGTAGCACCCAATGTATTTCGTGAGCCGACCACTTCCGGGCAGCGGTACTTGGCGCTAAGCGCCGAAGCCGCGACGGGCGCAGGCGCGCAAGCTAACGCGCTGCGGTCGTTGGCGGGGCAAGTGCGACCTGGCACCGCGCAGAATGTGCTGCAGAATCTAGGGCAGAGTCCGGTCACGCAGACGGGTGCGGCGGTTGGTGCCGCCACGACACCGCAAGCCATCTACGACCTGACCGACGAAGATTCGGTCTTGCGCGATCCCTACGTGTACGGTGTGGCGAGCGTGCTTGGCGGCGTGCTTGCGGGTGCGGGTACCGCTAAAGCGGCGAATGTCGGCGGGGTGCGCGCGCCGACGCTACCTAAGATGAAAGCGCAAGCCGCGCAAGCCTATGCGAATGTGGATGCGTCGGGCGTAGCTTTTGACCCTGCGGCGTATGGCAGTTTTCTTGCGGGTGTTCGGGGGCGTCTGACCGGGTTTGACCCCGACCAGCACCGTGCAGTCGATTTTGAAATCCGGCAGTTGGAGCAGTCCGCAGGGCAAGCGCGCACTATTAGCGAGTTGGATACGGCTCGCAGCAACATCAAAAAGCGTTTAGGCAAAAGCACCGACCCGAACATCCGACGCCTTGGCAGCGAATTGGCCGACGAAATCGACGATTTCGTGTTGAACGCCCCGCCTTCGTCGGTCATGTCGGGCAGTTATCCCGATGCGGTGGCCTCGTTGCAGCAGGCGCGGCAGTTGTATGCGTCCGTCAGCAAAAGCGAGCGCATGGAAGAATTGCTCCGCCGCGCCAAGTTGTCGCGGCAACCGCTTGACGACGCAGTTCGACGGGAGTTTCTGAACGTCGCTCGCAACCCGCGACAGATGCGGCTGTTTACGCCAGAAGAACGCCAGTTTATTGAACAGGTAGTGCAAGGCGGCAAACTAGCGTCGTCGCTGACTTCTTTTGGGGAGTCCTTGCGCGTCCGATCCGTACTTGGCGGCGGTTTGTACGCTGGTGCGGGTGTCGGTATGTACCTCCCGCAAGTAGACGCAAAGACCGCTGCTGCAATAGCGCTTGGCGTAGGCGCTACAGGCTCCGCTGCGCGCCGCACAGCTAACGCACTTGCCACGCAACGCGCGCAACAGGCGGCGCTTGAAATGCGTGGTGGTCGGAAGTGGCAACTGCCTCCGTATGCGGTTGGTTTGGGTACACTCACTGGGTCAAATGCGCTGTCACCAACGCAAGCTCCCTATGCTTCACCGGAAGCGGAAATGCTTAACCGGCTTGGACTTTAACACGAGGCCACAATGACCGACCTGTTCAAAGGCGCGTTCAAGTCGCGCACCGTCTGGTGGAACATCCTGCTCGCCGTCTTGGGCGGCCTGGAACTAATCGGCGGGCATCTGACCACGTTGTTCGGTGCTAAGGTGGCGGCGGCCATCCTTGCCGTAGGCGCGCTTGCCAACCTCGCATTGCGTGCCGCCACCACGACGCCGTTGCGTGATAAGTGACATGTCAGGGCTTACGGAGACGCAGGATGACCGGCTGCGGTCGGTCGAGCGGCTAGCGCTTGGCACCTCGGCGGCGCTCAATGACCATCTGGTAGACTGCGCCGAACGCAGCCGGGTGACAGCGGTTGCCGTGTCAGAATTGACCGTGCAAGTGCGGCACTTGGATGCGGGTATGGCCGCCCTCAACAAGACGCTGCTACATATTGGGTTGCGAATTGTCGGGGGTATGGTATTGTTGATTGCGGCGCTTGCGAGCCTTGTGTTCTACTTCGTCACCGGAGTCAAACTATGACCGACCCCCGTTGGCTGACCCACGCGCGACAATTCATGGGTATGCGGGAGATCCCCGGCAAGACGACCGCCCCCGTCATCGCCAAGTGGCTGCGGCGGCTTAACGCTTGGTGGGCGGATGATGAGACGCCGTGGTGCGGCGCGTTTGTCGGCGGGTGTCTCACCGACATCGGCCTCGCCAAACCCAAGAATTGGTACCGCGCGCGGGCGTATCTTGACTACGGCTACCCGCTGCGTAAGCCCGAGGTGGGCTGCATCGTAGTGTTTAACGGTGGTGCCAAGCGCCCTGGCGGCGGCCATGTGGGCTTCGTCGTAGCGCAGGACTACCAGAATCGGCTGATGGTTCTCGGCGGCAACCAAAGCAACGCCGTCACCATCGCCCCCTTCGCCAAGAGCCGTGTGTTGGGCTACCGATGGCCAGCAGACGCGCCGCCGCCCAAGACGGACGGTTTGCCGCTGTTGGCTAGCAACGGGCTGTCATCTAGCGACATTGAAGCGTAAGTCGCTGTCATGCGCGCGTGCCGTCACGTCCGGCTACAGATCCCGAAACAGTTTCAACTGCACGCGCATACTATTACCGTCCGTATCATCCCCCGTAGTCGCTGGCCGCACAGCAAGAACGCCATCGGAATGTGGGTTCCAAGTCGTCACCGCATTGACTTGCGGGGCGACCAAGGCGATACCGAACTTGTCCACACCTTCTGTCACGAGTGGACTCATGCTTTGCTTGATGAGATGAACCATCCCCTATCGCACGACGAGGTATTCGTGGACAACCATGCAAGTTTGCTCCATCAGTCCCTTACTACGTTTTCCACGACTACAAAATGACTCCCAAGCGGCACCTAATCATCCCCGACGCCCAGATTAGGCCGGGTGTCAACACAGAGCATGTAGATTGGGCGGCGCGGGCGATTGTTGAGTACCAACCAGATGTCATCGTCTGCATCGGAGACTGGTGGGATTTTCCATCGCTTAACTCGCATAGCGAGCCGGGATCGGCGGAGCTTGAGGGTACGCGGTACCAGGAGGATGTTGAGGCGGGCAACGAGGCGTTCCGACGCCTATGCGCACCCATGCAAGCCGAGATTGACCGGCGCATCCGAGGCAAGCGCAAGTATTGGACACCTCGCAAGGTCTTTATCACCGGCAACCACGAGGCCCGTGCCGACCGTGTAGCCAAGCGCGAACCCAAGTGGCAAGGCACCATCGGGTCGCACAACTGCCAGACGCTTGACTGGGAGCGGTCAAAGTTCCTTGAGATCGTCGAGATTGACGGGATTAAGTATTCCCATTATTTCCCGAACCCGTTTTCCGGTCGACCCATTGGCGGCACCATCACAAGCCGACTCGGGCATATCGGGTCGAGTTTCGTGCAGGGGCACCAGCAGGGGTTCCTGTACGGGTCGAAGCAGTACCCCGACCATGTGAAGCACGGCCTGGTCTGCGGGCGGTTCTACATCGACCATGAGGGCTACCGCCCGGACGATGTGCAGCGGTCGGAATGGTCTGGCATCGTTGTACTCAACGAAGTGCGAAACGGGAACTACGACCTGATGCCGTTGTCTATGGACTATTTGCGCCGCAAGTTTGGGTGACTCTTGGACACCCCATCAACCCTCCCCTGTCGGTTGTGCTTCTGGTCGGCGTTCCTCACCCGCAAGGATGACCGGGTGTGGTGCAGTCACGCCGTTCATCATGGGTGGATGACCGACGCAGCGGCTTGCGGCGGGAAAGCGTTTGAGACAGACTTGCGGCCATGATGCCCGTTTGGCTGCTTCGCTATCTGCCCCACCTGATTGCCGCCGTTGCCGTCGTGGCGGCTGCCGCGTGGGGCGTCCACAAGATCCGTGAGGGGGTGCGTGATGAATTGGAACCGGAAATTCGCCGTCTGGAGACTGAACTACGGACTGAACGCGCTGATCGCGCGCGTGCCGAGACTGCCCTCGACGCCTACCGCTCGGAGCTGGATGGCCTTGCTAGCCGGACTCAGCCTGCTACTCCTGTCCGGCTGTGCCGTACATCCCCCGTGCGCAGCCTCAAGCCGCCCGCCGAAGGAGCTGATGGTGCCGCCCCCGCCGCCAGGAGCGATGCAGGATCGCTTGGAGCGGATACTGGAGAAGGGCCAGACATCGGCCCCGACCTCCGCAACCTCGCCGCCTCCTGTGACACCATAAGCGCTAGGTTGCGCGCCCTACAGGGGTGGGTCAACCTCGCGCCTGACGCGCCTCCGCCATAATCTCAGCGCGTTCGCGTTCGGCACGCAAGGCCGAATACCGCTGATGCAGCCGCTCAAGGAACACCTTGCGGCGCGGGCCGCCGCGTTCGGCTACCAGCAGTTCAAGCACCTGTTCCTCGCCCAAGCCCTTCATGGTGGCGTTCAGTTGTGTCCAGTTCATTCCGTCAACTCCTTCATGGCAATGTCGGACACCGCACGCTTGTCGTGTAGCGCCGACCAGATACGCTCGTCAATCGTCTGATTGGCAAGCAAGACATAGACCCACACATCCTGCCGCTGCCCGCTGCGATGCAGTCGGCCAACGGTCTGCTCGTATTCCTCTAGCGACCACGGCAGGGACAGGAACACCATCCGGCACCCGCCGTGCTGCAAGTTGAGGCCGTGACCCGCCGACCGGGGGTGAATCAGCAGCAACGGCACCTCGCCACGGTTCCACCGATCCACTACGCCTGGCTGGTCTATTGTGGCGGCATGAGGGTAGCGGCGCAACAACTCTGCTTGTTCTTCGACATAGGTGTACGCAACGATAGTGTTTGCCCGTTGGTTGCCGTCAAGGACTTCCTCTAGCAAATCAAACTTGTGGGCGGAAAACCACACTGGCGTCTGCGTGACGATGAACTTGCCCGGCTTGGCGGGGTTGGGTGTTTTACGGGTGTCGTACACCCACCCGCAAGACATCTGTTGGAGCTTCTGCGTGACGGCACCCGCGTTGGCCGCAACGGCTTGCGCGTCGGGAAACTGCACTACGAAGTCCCGTTTCATCTTCTCGTAAGGCGCTCGGTCGCCCAAGTCGGTTCGCAGCACGGTGATGTGCAGCGGCGGCAGGGTGTCGGCGTACTCGCCAGGCTCTAGCACGAAGGTTGCGTGCTTGATGCGCGCCATGACCTGTTCCAACGATCCGCGCGCTGGCTCCCACTGGCCGTGGTCGCGGTTGATGCAGTGGAAGTACTGTTGCAGAAACGCGCCTTTGGAGCGGCCAAGTAGCGACTGGTCGATAATTTTGCACTGGCCGAACACGTCCTCAAGGCCGTTGGAGGTAAAGCTGCCGGTTAGCCCCCACCGGATGCCAATGTGTTCAATGGCCTTCAAAAACGCCTTGAACCGCTTGCCGGAAGGGTTTTTCAACCGCGTCAGCTCGTCAAACACCACGCCATCAAAATCCAGTTGCTGCTTGGCTAGCCATTGAAGGCTGTCGTAGTTAGTCACGACCACCTGCACAGGCGCATGAAGCGCCTTATAGCGCGTCGGTTCGGTGCCAATGGCGAGGGCTACCTTGATGTCAGGCGCCCAAGTGGTCGCCTCTACAGGCCACACATAGCGGCAGACGCGCAGGGGCGCAATGACTAGCCACCGCGCAACCACCTTGTCGCGCACCGCGTCACGCATGGCGGTAAGCGCCGTGGCGGTCTTGCCCGCGCCCATCGGCGCCAGCACCATCGCCCGGTCGCGCTCGTAGAGGAAGTCAGCCGCCGTTTCTTGATATGGCCGCAGATTCATCAGATAGCGTCCTGATAAATCCAGTGCGGCGAATCGTCAATCCAAACATCTGCGCGGAAAGTTTTAACTTTTGCTTGGCGGCTTGTGTAAACCACTTCGCAAGGCACGCCCACAATTGGCTCATGCGGATATCGCATAGTCACGATTTTGACGGTATGACCGTTAACTTTTGCGTCACGTACAAACCGCGCCCACAATTTAGGGTCTACTGTGTACGTATTGTCGTAGTCAAGCGCAATAATCATTGTGTTGCCGCCGCAACGAAAGCATCGGCATCCTCCTTGTTCCAAATCACGGCGTATGACTGATTCAGACGCTTCATGTCCGCAGCGAACATGGCTTGCAGCGGGTCAATGCGCCCGCCCTTGACCTTCAGCTCCACAAACCAAGTGCTGCCATCCGGGAAGCAGGCGATGCGGTCGGACACGCCGTTCTGCGTCGGAGATCGGAACTTGTAGGTCTTGCCCCCGGCGACCTGCACCGCCCAATCAAAATGCGTTTCCAGTTCGGACTCTTTCATGCCGCTAGACTATCTGAAAAGGTAATGCTTGACAACCCGATTTGTTGCCCGTATGCTCACGGTTCGTTCAATCCACTATCGGAGTCTGATATGGCACACAGCACTATTGTCGGCGGGTCAACCGCCAAGCGCGTCATGGCCTGCCCTGGCAGCGTCAAGTTGGTTCAGCAAGTCCCGCCCAAGCCCGCATCCAAGGATGCCCTGCGCGGTACTTTGCTTCACAATGTCATCGCGCACATTCTGGAGCATGACGAACCCGCCGCGAGCTTTTTGGGCGCAGCCTACGAGGGCGAGGAACTTACGCCCGAACTGATGGAAACCAAAATTCTGCCTGCGTTGGCGATGCTTGACGCCATCGACCCCGACAAGCAGATGGAGTTTGCCATCGAAGCCGAAGTAGGGTTCGGTGACTTGCTCCCCGGCGTGTTCGGATCGGCTGACCTGCTTGGCCGCATCGGCAAGCGCGCCATCGTGTGGGACTGGAAGTTTGGTGACGGCGTGCCGGTGTCGCCCGTTGAGAACGAACAGCTCATGTTTTACGCCGCCGCCGCCATGCGCACGCCCGCAACCAAGTGGGTGTTTGACGGCGTGAGCGAAATTGAGCTTGTTATCGCTCAACCGCCCGCCGACCCCAAGCGATGGGTCACAACGCCCGACCGCATCCGGCGCTTTGAGGCTGACCTGACGCTTGCCGTCCACACCGCGTTGCGACCCGATGCGGCGTTTGCGGTGGGCGATCATTGCCGCTGGTGCGCCGCCAAGCCTATCTGTCCGCAGATGACCGGCGCGGTTGACCGGGCGCTGCAAAAGACCGTGAAGGAACTAGACGCTACGCAGCTTGGCGTCATGCTCCAACGCGCGGACATCCTGGAAGGCTGGATCAGCGACTTGCGCGCACTGGCGCTGCAAGTGCTAGAGTCCGGCAATCCGGTGCCGGGCTTCAAGCTCGTACAGAAGCGCGGCACCCGGAAATGGGTTGACGAGAAGGCGGCTGAAATCGCCCTTGTCGGCCTCGGAATCGACCCGCTTGTGACGGAGCTTGTTTCTCCGGCGCAGGCGGAGAAAAAGCTGAAAGCCGCCAAGAAGGTTCTGCCGGAAGGCTTGACCGTCATGGCGTCGTCAGGCACCACCCTCGCGTCGGAAAGCGATTCCCGACCGGCGGTGTTGCAAATCGGGCAGCAGTTGACTGCGGCTCTTTCTAAACTTGTGTAAGGAGTATTAATAGTCATGTCGAATGAAATCTCGTTGTTCCAGAAGGCCGGTCTACCGGCGCCCACCACCCTCGCCACCGCTCTCAAGTCGTTGGACACGGCGGTAGGTACGGTCGGTGTGACCATCTTGAAGATGGACAAGACCGGCCATTGGGTGTTCGGTGCCGATCAAACCGAAGTGGAGGATGACTCCACTTGGGCGGTCAACCCGTTCAGCTTTATCCACGGCTTCATCGCTTGGGGTGCGGGCGAGGTGTTGGGCGAGAAGATGGGGCCGGTTACGCAGCCGCTCCCTGAGATTGGCCCGGCGCCCGAGGCCGCCAAGAAGGGGTGGGAGACGCAGGTGGGCTTCTCGCTCAAGTGCGTCAACGGTGAGGATGCGGGTCTTGAAGCCCGCTACACCGTGACGAGCGTGGGCGGCAAGCGTGCGGTGCAGGGCTTGGCGGCAGCGATTGCCGCACAGGTCGAAACCAACTCCGAACAGCCGGTGCCGGTCGTGCGACTCAAGAAGGAGCATTACCAGCACAAGATGTACGGGCGCATCTTCACGCCGATCTTTGAGATCGTCGGGTGGGTGAACCTTGACGGCAACGCCACAAGCGGCGAAGCGGTTGAGGCTCCTGCGGGTGAGGACGCGGCTCCTGGCCGTCGTCGTCGTCGCGGGGCGTGAGCAACTGGCCGGGGGCGGTTCGCGCCGCTCCCGGCCTTCTTCTTGAGGGTGCGAATATGCGCGTTTTGATTGCTTGTGAGTTTTCGGGCGTAGTGCGGGATGCTTTTCGCAGCGCAGGCCATAAGGCTGTGTCGTGCGATTTGCTTCCGAGCGAATCGCCAGGGCCACATCATCAAGGGGATGTTTCTGACATACTCCGTCAAGGGTGGGATTTGATGATTGCGCATCCTCCCTGCACGTACTTGGCGTCAAGCGGGCTGCATTGGAACAAGCGTCGGCCAGATCGCGCGGCGCACACTGAGCGGGCGCTTGCGTTTGTCCGGTTGCTTTTGAATGCGCCGATTACGCGGATCGCCGTTGAAAACCCAATAGGCTGTATTTCGTCGCGCATACGCAAGCCTGACCAGATTATTCAGCCGTGGCATTTTGGCCACGACGCATCTAAAGCGACGTGCCTGTGGCTTAAAGGTTTGCCTTTGTTGCAGCCTACGGATGTTCTGCCCGGCGACCGCAAATCGCGGCGTGCCAATCAAACGGCAAGCGGCCAAAACAAATTGCCTCCGTCGCCGGATCGGTGGAAGTTGCGTAGCGTGACCTATCAAGGTATCGCGGATGCTATGGCCGCGCAATGGGGTGGCGCGCCATGACCCTATGGCTTGACTTTGAAACCCGTAGCCGGTGCGACCTCTTTAGCGCAGGGGTCTACAACTACGCGCAGGATGCCAGTACCGAAGTGCTGTGCATGTCCTACGCCTTTGACGATGAACCCGTCACGACATGGCTTCCGCACATCCCGTTCCCCGAGCGGGTGGCGAATTTCCGTGGGCAGATACGCGCACACAACGCCGCGTTTGAGCGGTTGATCCTGTGGTACATCTGTCAGACCGACCACACCCTGACGCAGTTCTATTGCACCGCCACCCAAGCGCGTGCCAACTGTTTGCCTGGCTCCCTTGAGGA